CTGGCGTAGACGCTTATAGGCATCTAGATCCTTTTCCAGAACTTTGTCCTTTTGGTTAATTGTTGCTGCCCTGGCGCCGCCCTTGCGACTTGGCGTGGCGGATGCGGCAATAGAAAGGTTGGCGACCTTGCAGCCAAAGCAACCTTCTACGTCAAGGGTCGGGTGTGTTTCCTGATGCTTGATCATGGCCCTCCAGCCTAACTAGAAAACTTGAGTGGCAATGACATTCTGGTCGGAATCGACCGGAGAAGAAACGTAGGACTTTAGGTTCGCAACCGTAATCTTTTTGGTTGTTGCGGTGCCAGCCAGGTCCACAATCGGCATGACGTCAGTATCTGCCGGGGTTGTTTTGGCAGTTAGTTCTGTGATTTTCTTGTCAGCCATTACGCATTACCTGCTTCGAGCAACATAAACGATCCGTCTTCCAAGAGTACATCATCGCCATCTTCTAATTCCAGATTGGATACAAGAACATCCAAGGATAGCGATGCGATAGACGCCAGTGCGCCAGGAGCGTCTAGGTTAGAGTTCCCGCCCTGTTGTGCCGCGATTCTCTGGCACACTCCGTTGAGTTCCAGACCAGACGTACCTGCCACCGCATTCAGTGCACCTACAAGTTCCAGGCCGTTGGTACCAGCCAGGTAGTTTGCGCAATACGCGGCGTCCCTGTCCTGTCCAGACAGTCTCCTCAGTTCCTTCTGAATGCTCACGAGATGTACGCTCCATAGCCAGCCGCCGTTAGGTCTGCTACCTCTTGGGCCGTTACTTCGTTGAGGTGGCCGCCGTGATAGATCTTTACTATTTGCCCCTCGTCCCTAATGTCCACCTCCGTGTAGGTGCCATTGGTCAGTTTGTATACGTTTCTTCCACGGGCCTCTGGCTCATAAAACCTCCAGAAACGTGCTTGCACTCCGCCTTCTAGCGGATTGCCATAGCGAACGAAGTCGTCAGTAGGAGGAGTAAACGTTGCCACTAAAACAGAATAGCAAAGTGGGGCGGCTGGCGGAGGGGAACCAACCGCCCCACATTTTTGCTTTTACTTAGTTAGTGCCGATGCTCGAGGACGACTCGATGCGACCGAGCGACTCCTCGCGGAAGCGACCGTAGCCACCCAGCCAGTACCAACCGGTCGGGTTAAAGCGACGGAGCGCGTCGACGACTGGACCTTCCACGATGCGTGGGAATGGACCATTGCCATCTACGATGCTGTACGCCTTAGCAAGAGCCTGCGAGCCCATGATGTGGGTGCAGTACACGTCAACCGTTGCGCTGGAACCAGTGCTGGAACCAGAGCCGTCCGAGGCGTTTGCAAAAATCTTCGCGCGCGGCGTCTCAACGAAACGCACAGACTCGAAGGTTCCAATCTCGGCGGTGTAGATGTTTGCGGTGTCGACCTGCACGTGCGGGGCGTTCCACGAAGCGTTGCCAGTTTCACGACGGAGGTCGTACGACACGTCTGGGTGAATGAACCCGACGTAGTAGCCACCATCACGCGGGGCGACGTTCTTCTTGCGGAGCGATGCCGTCATCTTGCGGATGTCGTTTGCCGTGATGATGTCGTCAGAGCCCACCGTCGCACGGCTGGTCGGGAGCGAAGCGCCACCCGAGCCGTAGAAGATGTTCTGGGTGCCAGCGGAAAGCACTTCACGCACGACCTGGTCAACCGAGTCACCAGCGTTGTAGCCAACGATGTTTGCCGCAGCAGCGTCAACATCGAGGAACGAGGTGCCACGCAACTTGGCCGTCGTGTTGACTGCGTTACCGTACTCTTCGAGAGTAACGGTGACCGTCGAGTCGCTCATCGCGACCGGGCTCACGTCGGTAACTTCGCTCAACGGCGAGGTAGCAGCCGCAAGGTCACCGAAGATGGTGAAGACAACGGAGGTACCAGGCATTGACTGGTTGGTTGGCATGACGTCTGCGGCCTGGTCGAAGAGCATCTGCGACCGGAGAGCGAAGTACGCCAGTTGCTCATACGCCGCCTTTGAGACGTCGAGCGAGGAAACTTGTGTGTAACTCATTTATGTCCTTGGGTTAGCCCCCAAGGTGTGCACCCTGGAGGAGTTTAGTATTTTTCTGCTTCGGCTCGCGCCTGGGCCAGAAGTTGAAACACTTCGTCTGCGGATCGGGCGTTTCGGATTCGCTGTTCGTAATCCACGGGCGGCTCGCTTGGGTCCGAAGCCCTAGATGCAGTACCTACCCGACTCCACGCCTTCTGCTCATCGGCAGTTGGTCTACTGGATTGGATGACATTTGCTTCTTCGGCTGCGGCACGAATCGCATCGGTCGAGAGTTCGCCGTCGTAGCCCTTGATGAAGTACTTTGTCATCGGGTTCTCGGGGTTTACCCCGGCCTTCAGAAAAGCCAACTCACGCCTTGCCTGTTCGGCTTCAGCGAGAAGAGCATCCTTGCGCTTGTTCTCGGCCTCCAACTCACGCATTCTTGCGCGAACGGGATTCCGTACTGCTTGGTCTTGCGCCTCGTCCTCGAACTCGATGTTCTCGTCCGACATGACCCACTCTTTCCTGCCCACGCGCTGGTCAGAGGAACCAGAACGGCTGCAAATGTCACCCTTGTTTACACACTGAAGTCGGGGATCTCCAATGGTTGTTCCAACGGAACATTACAAGAGTATGTCAAAAGTAACTAGATCGTCAAGTATTACTGGGCGGTGCCAATAGCAAGACGTGCGGCACCACCAGATTCTCCAGCGGTGCGAGCAAACGAACCACCACCCGTAAACTCGCTGATACGACGGCGCTTACGACGTTCAAGTTCTGTTGCCGCAGTGGTGTCGATGCCGAACTGGGCGCCAATAATCTGCTCGCCAGTCAGGGTGTCCTCTCCGGCAAACGTCTGTCGCAACTCGCCCAACTGGGAGATCTCGGAGAAGCCCCTACTTGCTTCATCCTGAGTCACGCCACGACGGGCCAGGTCCTCGGCCAACGCACCAGTCAACTGGATGCCACCTTGCTCCTGGGCACGGGCAGCAATCTGTGCGGCACGAGCCTGACGCTGATAGTCAGCCGCCATCATCAGGGGCTTAGCGCGCTCCGGATCAATGAAGTAGGCGGCCAGGTCGCCCTCGCTGACGTTGTACAGTTCGCGCATCTTGGACTTAACCATGGGGTCTGCATCCTGCACCAAACGATAGCCCTGCTGGATTCTATTTTGCAATTCTGTTACAGAAACGTCACCCTCGATAAATGCCTGGAAGTCGTTTGGGTTGTCGTAGAAACCCTGCGGCATGCCATTGCTGGCCAACACCTTGCGGTACGAGTCCTCCATCTCCAGGTAGGTTGACGGCTCCAGTTCGGCCATCCCAGCAGCCAGACGCTTGGCGTTGGCGGCAAAGCGCTTCTTGTATGCATCCTCTTCGCGGATGGAAAAGATAACCGCAGCCTCGTCGTTGATGTCAACTTCTTGAGATGTGTAGCGTTGCCAGATTGGCGTGGTCAATTCCTCAAGACCATAGGTTCTAAGTACGCGACGGATCACGTCTTCTGCATCTTCGCGTGGTCTGAACTCGTTTGCCTCGGCCATGCGACGGGCCTGATCCTCGGCAATGGCGACCATACGACGCTCGTACTCGGTCATGCCTTCATCGAGATTCATTTCCTCTTCGACGTCGACCGGTTCAACTGGGGTGACCCTGGATACGGCGGTATCGGCGGCTGGCCTTGCCGCTCCGCCTCCACCACCACCCGCACCAGCAGGAGCCTTGGGCTTGCTTTTTTTGGCAGCGTCAGCGCTTACCTTGTTCTTTGCTGCCTCGGATGCTTGATACTGCCTGAAGGCCATGTCATTGGGAAAGTCTTCTCTAGTTAGTGCCATGGCTATTTAACCTTACCGAACGCCTTGGCGAGAGACATACCCAGAGTGGTTGCATCCCGTTTGGCTTGCTCCGTGAACTGATACCCAAATCGCTTGTCCGTGCGGATCGTCTTCTCCCAGTCGGCCAAGGATGGTTGTCCGTTCTGCTGGGTTCCGAATGCCATGGAGAACAGCGGATCATCCATCATGATGGCGTTGTCGTTCTTCTCCAGCGTCTGCGCGGCTATGCGGCGGTACGGATCAAAGATGTCTTCGAGCGTAAGTCCTGCATCTAGTTGCTGCGACAAATGGAAGTACTTTGCCTTGGCCATCATCTGTCCCTTTTGGCGGATGGTGTCAGCCGTGATTACTGTGCCCGTGGGGGCGTACGTCTTGCCGGTGATGGCGGACACAATCTGATCATCCAGATCTGCTGGCGTGTAGCCGTATGCTCTGGCCACCTTGCGCAAGTCCTTGGCGTCCAGACCATTCAGAAGATCTTCCTTGCCGCGCGTTCGCCCACCAACGGAACTATTAACAAACTGAGTAAGCGCCAGTCCGTCAAGTCCGGAACGAGCGGACTCTTGGGCAAGTCGATCCAATTCGTTAATGGTTAGGTTTAGGTCTCCGTACCCGGCAGCGATCTTGGCACGTTGAGTCTTGACACGATCCTCGCGCTCGCCATCCGTAAGGGCATCAAACTCCTTCTTGGAGTTGGCGGTCTGGTTGTAGTAGGGGGTAGCGAACACCTTGGCATTAAACGCATCAATGCCAGCCTGGGTGGTGAAGTCGTACTGGTCCTGGTTCTCGGCAACATCAACAATCAGGTCAACAAGTTCGTTGCCAAATACTCGTCGTGCCTCAGCCTCTCCTGGGCCGCCATCAATAACGTCCGCATACTGGGGGAAGCGAGCAATAAATGTCTGCCTCCAGTTAACGGCTTCCTTCTTTTTCTGCGTCTTCTTCTTGGTTGCCATTACCTACCTCCAAGAAGAGCAAAGATTTGGTTCATTGCCTGCCCGGCCGCCTGCGCTGCAGCCTCGCCCGGTGCTGTCCTCCGCGCCTGCTCCTGCGCTGCGGTAGACAATGACGGGGCGTCCATGCTGCCTCCCGCGCCACGTGAACGCTCACGCGATTGAATGGCTCCAACGGCTGCACGAATCTCTTGCTGTGTCGGCATACGCCCAAGAAGACGGAGGGACTCTTCCCGGAAGACGCGGGTTGCGTCCTCGGTAGAAACAACAGACACTGCCCGTCCACCGCCACC